TGACACACAATCACGTTTTCAAACTTAACATATGTTTTTGGATCACGGCAGATGCTAACAAAAGGCGCAATACCGGTTCCTGTTCCAATCAACCAAAGATTTTTTCCCTTTGTTAATGAATCGGTTATCAATGTACCTACTGCTTTTTTTCCAACGTTGACTGTATCGCCAACTTTAATTTTGACCAGTTCTGATGTCAATGGTCCGTCTTCGACTACAATAGATAAAAACTCCAAGTATTCATCGTAAGGTCCACTCACCATGGAGTATGCACGTTTAGGTGTCCCGTCAAGGCCAATCATTGTGAACTGTCCTGCTTCAAACCTAAATCCAGGATCTCTGGTAGTCTTGAATGAAAATAAATTGTCTGTTAAGTGAATTACTTCTGTTACTGTTTCTTTTGCCATGTCTTCATTATAATTTATTGTTTGGTTAGTGTCAACTATTTAAACTTGGTCGCCAGTTGGTCAAAGCCATTCCGGCACACAGGTTTTGTGCATTTCCACGCATCGTTCTGCCAAGAAACATTCCTGTATAAAACATTTCCTAAACTTTTGTCTTCTCCACACCAACCTCTCCAAACTTTGCCTTTTTGATCAATCACGAACTGATCTTTGCCTGCGTTACATCTATAACCCTGGAAGTTCCAGTTTTGTTTTATTGGTTTGTCTTTGTTTATTTTGTCTACATCTTCTTTTGTTATGTCGTGTCTGGCTCTCGAAACTCCGTCGTATTTTAAATTTCCCAAGTACATTGTCTGTTCCGGATCCCATTCTTCTCCTCGCTCTTTGAAATAATAATCCAGTTGATATGTTTTATAAGGAAGATATTGAAATCCTTTAGTAAAGTTTGAATACAAAAGTTTAAGTTCCACAGGATACCCTTTTGCTTTGAATTGTTGATACACACTGATAGCATTTGCCCATTTATCATCTTCGTTGGTACAATGAATCATTATTCTCACTTGTACTTTTTTATTGCCGTCGTAGTCTTCCTGGGCCACCAAGAAGTCAACTAATTCTTCGATGTGCTGTTGGTCTGCCCACCCGATATGATAACTGATTTCAATTGTAGAAAAATAATGATAGTGTTCTTCATACCATTTTATATCTGCAGATCCGTTAGTGGTCAATTTGTTTTTGAGTTGTTGATTGCCCATTCGTTGACACATGGCCAACAATCCAGGATTGAGTGTGGGTTCTCCGCCTACAAATTCAAACGCAGGTTCTCTATCAAGCATTCTCAAAGATGAAACTGTGTACTGTATAGCATCAGTTAGTATCTTCTCATCAGGAAACTTCACTCGACTAGAGTGTAAAATTTTTGGACAATAAGAACAATCATAGTTACAGACGTTTGCAAATAACCATTGTATGCGTGTAATTTTTGGAGGCTGTTCGTTATAATTGTTACTCATTTTATATATTTAAGTTAGGAAATGGCGCGAATTGTCTGTGTTAATCTCCGCGCCAGAATGTATTTAAACTATGTTGCTAGGTATTCTATTGCCGCTATAACACTCGCATACCGTCAAATTCATAAACCATTTTACGCAAAAAGACGCTTTCGCTTTCTAAAAATTTACGCAACTAGTATACTAAAAAAAACGCGGTACGCCTACGGCTTATTGCTCTTCGTCTGAATGGAGTTCGTTAAGCAGTTGTCTTAGTTTTGTACCTTGAACTTCTGCTTTTACTTTGCCAGCGTCTTGGCCTTGTCTAGGATCTATATCTGTCCTAGCATCTTTTGGAGTTGCAGGTGTTACTTTGGACTTTTGTTTAAGTTGATCAAACACTTGTCCAGTTTGTTTTGTAACATAACTGCTTTGTTCTTCCTCATCTAAACTTCTGATTCTTAACGTATCTATGTCAAATTCTAAATCAACTTTTTGTCCTACACCAGAACTAGATCTAGTTTTCATGAACTGTATTTGATATCTGCCACGTTCTCTCATGGCTCTACTTGTGAATATACCTATTACATTATCTGCTGTCTGTATTTTAGATAAGCCACCTGAGATATGAGAATGATCAAATTCTATTTCTTCAACACTTGCTCTGTTCAATTGTGACGCTGTTGCAAGTAGCATTTGTGATTCAACTGCAAAATTTCTTAATTCTTCTGACACATACTTGTCTTTAATAAACAAGTCTGCTGGTGATATTCTTTTACTCTTAGGCATCATTAGATCAAGATAATCAATTAGTATACAATCAACTTTCTTTTTCGATTTTAATTCTAATTCTTTGATATAAGTTTTTATATCTAGTATTGTACTACCACTTGGCAAGTATTTTAATTGTAAGTTACCAGATTTTTTCTTTAGCATCTTAACTTTCATTTCAACATCGTCCATGGACTTCATTACATTCTTTGTTGGAATGTTAGTTGTCATTGCATCTATTCTCATTGCCGCAAGTGTTTCAGATAATTCAAAAGATATGTAAACTGTGTTCAAGCCAGCGAGTGCCCAATTAACTGCAAGATTCTGTAAGAATAAACTTTTACCTGCGCCTGATCCACCTGCAAAAATGTTTAGTTCTCCTCGGTTAAATCCACCGAACAGTTTCTTATCGAGATTTGTCCACCCTGTGCTGACTTGTCCATTTGAACTTTTTAAAAGTTCTAGTCTACCTTTTGGATCTTCAAAGTAGTCTGTACCTAGATCACGTGTTAGTCCTACATTCACTGCTTCTTTGACCATGTCTTCTACAGGAGCATAATCTCCTTTTTCTAATAAGTCTGCAGATGATAGTATTGCACTTTCAAGTGCCTTGTGTCTGGAAAATGTTTCAAACTCATCTAACAACCAGTTGAAATGAGATGGGTCTAGATCTTTTGCCCCTTTTAGTTTAATATCTTGACTAGCATTAACCTGATCAACTTCAGGCATCACTTTGTATTCTTCAACATAGTCTTTAATAAACTTTGCAACAGGTTGTAATTTTCTTTCAAAATGTTGTGGTAAAAATATATTACTTGCTCTAGCAAAAGATTCAGCATCTGCTAAAAACATTTCTAAATACAATTTCTGAACATCAAACGAATAATTCTTAGCCTGCGAATATTGTTCTTTATAATCTGCCATACATCTTTCTCTTTAAATCTATTTTAAGTCTATTAGACTCTGTTGATTTTAATATTGATTGCATTGTAAACAATCTTCCATATTTTAACACAGCATCGGCAACATCGTCAACTCCTTCTTCCCATTCCGGAAATGCAACACTCCAACGAAAATCCATTGCTTGGTTAATTAATTTTTCTCCCGGTGCATCTCTATCAGGTACTACAATTACCTTACGACCTAGGGCATCTATCAACTCTCTTTGTGTATCATTTATCTCTGATCCTAGTATGCTCACACCAGAAACGGATATAGCATCGAATGGTCCTTCTGTCACAATAACAAATTTCCTGCTCCAGTCTTGTGCATCTAAATTAAACACATAACCTGGTTGTACTTCTGTATAATATTTTACTTTGTCAGAGTTGTCAAACAATCTTCCAGTGTATCCTACTACATCGCCTTTCCAGTAGAACGGTATTATTAATCTTCTATTAAAATCAAAAGTCATGTCTGGAGAGTACATAAAGTCGTACCATTCGGGACCGATACCTCTTGCTTTTAGATAGTTTAATAATGAATCAATATAATTGTGTTGTTTGTCTGTTAAATCTTTCTTTAAATATTTTTCTAACCATACTGCAAGGTTGTGTGCATTCTTTGGCAATGTTTTTTTAACAAACGAAACAAACTTTTTCTTCTCAATTACATTATCGCTTTCTTCCAAACGCATCGCTTCTATGACAAGTTTTTTAATTGTGTTATCGTCAATGCCTAGCCACGACATCCATTTTTTAGTTTTTACTGAAATTTTTCTACCAGGGATATAAGAAGTTTTAAATCCACAGTTGAAACAATGATATGATACAGTTCCGTCAGGACTATTCATTATACCGCCACGTTTTTTTCTATCTTGACTTTCTCCGTTGTGTACACAACAAGGTCCATTAAAGGCAATCCATCCAGATGGAGTTTTTTTCTTACCCGCAGGTAAGGATGTCAGAATAGTCGACTGGATCAGGTTCATAAACTATATTTTACAGTCTATATAACAATTTGTCAAGTGAGCCGTTATTACCAGATGTTCTATCGTGTGTGAATCTAACGTTTTCCCAAACGCCAGTGAAGTTGTAGTAGGTAATACCAGTTTGATTGGAATAGTCTACATTTTGTATAGTATACCAATCTGTTGCATCTGGAGATGCTGATAGTGTGCCTTGTATTTTAAAGTTGCCAGTGTATCCTGACCAATATGCCGCAACAGTATGAAGTGCAGAATTATTATTTTGTCCAGGTCTTGCAAAAACATTTCCTGAAGTTTTTCTTGATGTTGCGCCAGACATATCAACAAACACAGGTTCAATACTTGCTACAAATTCTGGGTATGCACCACTTAATATTTCAATGGTTCCAGCAGAATTATATCCTGTGTCGCTGTAAGTTACTTCTCTTGAATTATCTGACTTAACTTCTCTAATTGAATAATTGTAAAATTTAGCATCTAATGAAATTAAATCACCATCAGAGATTGTTACTGATGCTTGTCCTTTGGTTGCTATTGTACTACCATCATCTAAAATTGTTAAGTTTCTAGTCAGTACAGACTTGTTACTTTCCGAATCAATTAAATTAAATTCGTAGGTTTTGGAAGTAATAAATTGTGCTTTTTGATCTTCGTTTTTAAATGTAAAAGTAATAGGATTAGATACTCCTTTAAATACTTTTAACCTACGATCGTACACTTTTGCGTTCCTTCCGTTATAGCCACTTATTGTGGCAGTTACCAAATTGGTTATTAAATACCTTGAGACTGTTTGCATAGTACATATTTAACAGTATTTATTGGAAAGTGAATGAACGAGATATTTGAAAAATTAGGAAAGAAATACCCATTCTTAACTCTAGTACGAAAGAGTGATTTTGAGTATATAGGTATTGTACAGAACCAAGACACCAATGTTATAAGTGTGTATGACTACGATAAGGTAGCAACAGCGAGAGAAAGAGAATTATTCTTAACTCTAGGGGAAACTTGGTGGTGGGAGTCTAACAGAAAATTACCAATTAATATATTTCTTAAGAAAGACTTTAAGCATTTCAAATATACATTGACTACATTAAGTGGTAAAGATGTTAAGATAGTACACGGACCAACAGTACGTTTGGCCGATATTGCGAAGAAACGAATAAAGCGAAGAACTATTCAGTTAATGCGTAAACCTACCTAGTCTTCTTCTTTTCAGGAAGTATAGCACCTGTCGTAAGATAGTGCTGTGTTAAAGGACTATCCGGGTTATAGCCATACGGATCTGATTTTTTAGAAGAAGTTTTTTTGTTAAGTTTTTTGCGGATTGTTTTTTTCTTTTTCTGATTGTGCATCAAAACTATATTTATTCCTACGCATTAGATTCATCTGTACTACAATAGCATGAGCATATGCAATAGCATGGGATTTTTTAAAAAAGTATGATCCGTCAGCAGGTTTGGTCCATACTTCGTTTAAAATATCTTTCCAGTATTTGTGCATCAAATGTCTTTTGGCTGGACGTATAATTGCTAATACAGCCGCAAGTTGTTCTACATTTTTAGGTTCTAATTTGTTTACAATATTAAAATGTCCATTCAAATGAAATAAATTATCAACAACAGTTACGTTCTTTAATATATCCCAATCGGGTTCTTCAATCATTAACTCAACAAGTTCTCTTTCAGATTTTATATCTTTATAGATATTAACATTTAACACGTCAATTTTAAAATAGCCTCTGCCTTCTGCTTTTTTATAATCTATACTTGAACCTTTTGTGTTTGGATTAACAGGAATGTCATGGAAATATATTCCAGTTTTGTGTCTTTCGTGTGTGTCGTTTTTAACAATAGTTGCCGGGGTATGCTTGAATAAATCAAGTACTCCTTGTCTATCGTAAAAATCAATATCTACGTCAGGCATTAGTGTAAATTCCTTTTTTGTTTATGTTCATATTCGTCAATTGCTTTTCCGCTACCAGGTTTCAGTAAGTCTACTACCTCAAGCATTTTTTTGTAACCTTTAGATTGCACAGTATCACTGTTTACTTCAGGCAATATTAATTTTCCAATAGAGCCATCTGGTTTAATAATAATACAGCAATCTCCTATATCAAAATCTAATTCTTCTGCTATTTCAACTTTAACCTTACTCAATTCTTGCTCCTTTGGCTGTTTCTTGGACAAACAATAAATCTGCCGGATAACTTTTAAACTTGCTTGACCAATATTCTGGGTTAATAAATTTCTGTGTCATTTGTAATTGTTCGTCTGTAAACGATTGTAACATTTTTTTGCCTGCAGAGCAACCTAGTACTAGCCACGGTGATAGTTTGCCCGACTGTATGTTTTGTACTGCTCTGTTTGTGTTTACAAGTCTAAAGTAATCAGACCATTGTACGTTTTGTGTATCTGCCCAATCCATCATTGTAGTAATTGATCTTTGTAGTGCCGCTTCAACAGGTTCAACTTTCAGTGTTTCAACAAGATATGTTTCGTATAAATCTTCACGTGACCAATGATCAAGTTTTATTCTAGATAACACAATGTAGTCTATGTATTTGTCTGGATACAATGGATTTATATGCATCATAAATCTGCCAAACTTTACAAATGCATTATAGTAAGGAGATGAGCAAAAGTCATCATAGGTCCTAGTTTTTGCATTTTTTTGATTTACTTCATAAAATCTTTGGAATACTATGAAAGCATTTTGAACCCATTTTTCATGTTTTTGTAAATGTCGTCTTTTAGGTTCACACATATGAACGTGTAATGTTCTTTCACGTGAAAACGCCTTGCCACAATATGTGCAAGTGAATTTAATTGATTCCGTGGGCATCTAACAATTCCTCTAACTCTCGGTCAGTAATAATTTTGTCTAATGTTTCTAAATCTGATTCTTTCCAGTTAGGATATATTTGTTGTAGTTGCTTTAATGATTTATTAGGTACTCGTTTCATTGGTTTTATCCATGGATGAAATTCTTGTTTTAATGCTCCGCACATAGCAGTTAATATCCAGCATAGTTTTTTATGTTTACTAGATAAAGTAAACAAGTGTTTATTAACACATTCGTTAGTCATCTCTACATAATGTTCTACATAAAATTGATCTTTTGATGATACACTAGATACGTATCTCATCAACATATAAGGCGAGTACAAAGACTTTTCGTGATCATCGATACGATCATAATAATCTTTATTTCTAAAATCAACGGCCTTTAATCCATTTCTTAATTCAAAAAACTTACGTTTGGGTTTCATATTTTTTCCCTTCATAACTTAAACAAAACATTATAGCATGATCCTTGTCCATAAATCTAATGGTAAGTTGCCCTTCTCCATACTTTATATTTTTATAAGGCCATTTTGAGTAATGTAATTGTTTAATCAAATTTTGTATCCAGTCACCTTTATCCATCCACACAGGCACTAGTTTGTCATTTCCATCCGGGATCATTAACACCGGCGCTGGTATTGTAACTGATTGTCCTTTGGGTTTTACCATACTTCGCTGTAATCTATTTGTTCACATTGTCTTGAAATGTCTTTAACAAAATAGGCACATATGGGATTTTTCTTAGTTTCTAAAGGAACACAAAGTATTTGTCCTGATTTAATTTTTGGAAAGTACCATTTTACTTCTTGATAGATATCTACAATATCTATTGGGTAAAAGTCTGGTTTAGCACTTGTTAAAGGATTAAATGTAAATGCTTCAAAACCTCTGTCATTTAAACTTGTGATGGGCAATACGTGTAGTTCGCCTTGCTCTGCTTCACCTACTACCATCTTCCAATCCAACGGCATCTTAATTTTGTGTTTACCTATTTCTAACACAGCCGCTGGAGCATTAAAACTTTCTAAAAATATAAGCGGTATAAAAAAGTAGTCAGGCTCTGCAGGATTTGAATTATCTAATACAGCAAATCTTAATTGATCGTCTACGTATTCCGGTATTTTTTCTAATGTATAAGTTTGATTTTCTAATTGTAAAATTTTCATATATCTATCTTTTCTATATTATACGGATAATTGGCCTCTTTGTAAAACTTTTTTCTTTGTGTTAGGTGTCTTTTTGCAAATTTACAAGAACTGGTAATATCCCATATTTGTACTTTATCTTTGTCTTCTGCTTTACGAATACCTCGTCCGATACTCTGTATAACTCTTACAAAAGATTTGCCAGGTTCAATAAGAACAAGATTGAATATCCTAGGAATATTAATTCCAACAGAGGCGACTCCGTATGTTGCAATAATGATTTTACTTTCTGCTGTAGACACTTCATCGTAGTGCTCTTTCCTTTCCGTATTTTTAGTTGATCCCGATATGAACACAGAATCTTTTATTTTCTTTTGTAATATTTCTCCTGCAGATATTCTATCAACTAATATTAATGTGTTGCCTGATGACGAAATATCTTTTATTGTTTGAGCGACCCATGTCATTCTATCGCTGTCCGTAGTTAGCCATTTTAATTCTTCTGGATAGTTTTTAAATTCTTTTAAGTCTTGCGTTTGCAACACGTTCACATGACAGTTTGCAAGTACACCTTTGTCCTGCAATTCTTTAGCAGGTAACTTGTTAATAACATCACCAATAGATACCTTGATACCCATGAACTCATACTCTGCTTTTGGAACTGTACCTGTTAGTCCCCAACGTATGCCACAATGTGCAAATGGTCCTGTCAGTAGTCTTTTGAGTACATCTGCTTTTGCCATGTGTACTTCGTCAATTATAATTGTGTTAATGCCCTCAACAAATTCTTTGAACTCGGTGCTGTGTTCGTTTTTTGCCTTCTTCTCTAATACATTTAAACTTTGCCACGTTGCTATTGTGTTGTATCTACCAACTTCTTTACGGTCACCATAATATACGCCTGTGTCTAGATTACAAGCAACAAAGTCTTCTTCTGTTTGTGTCACTAGACTTTTGTTTGGAACTATTGTTAGTGTACGTCCATAAGGTTCGACCAACTGGCACAGCGCCGCAGTGATTATAGTCTTTCCTGCACCAGTGGCGATCTCTTGTATGCATTGTGGATTTTCAATAAACTTATTGATAGTGTCCACTTGATAGTCTCGTAATTCTATTGGTTGTCCTGCTTGAGGGTGACCTGTAGGCCAATTAATATTAGATAGATAATTTTTGTCTATAGATTTAAATTCAAAGTCGTGTTGTTCTCGTTCATCTTTAAAATCAACATACACACCACCGTCTTCTAGTATGGGTAATATTTGTTCAACCAGACTAAGATAGGTTGTACCGCCCAATCCAAAAAATGCAATTTTTCCATCCCATCTTCCTAACTTAACAGCAGGTAGATGAAAAGCATAAGGTATCTGATATTTAAATTTTTGGTGCAGACGTTGTCTCCATTTCAAATCTAAATTTTCAAATTTGACATTTACTTCGTCTTTTATTACCAGTTTACATGAACTCATATTTTGTCTATAGCACTTCCATAATTTGTATATGTACTATAATACAATCTTTTTTGAATATTATCAAGCCATTTCCTTACAGTTTCTCCATAAGGTGCATATGAATTACTAATAAAACTTAAAGTTGTTGTAGGCCTTACTCCAGACTTTAGTAGTGTTCGGGGTATTTTGTTTCTAATAAAAATAATTTTAGTATCATTACCAATAAACTTATTCTTTTCTGACTTTTTGTTTAATATCTTAAATTCATTATATACATTTTTCTTTTGTGTTTTAGTCATCTCTCTTGTGTACAGATGTGAATACGGGTCATCAAAACTATCCATGTTATCGTTAGAGAGATTATCGTCTAGTGGATCTGAGATAGGATACTTTGCAAGATCAAAACCCCAAGCAACTTGTTTATCTGTAATTTCTCGTTCTGCAAATGCAAAAAACCAATTAGTCATTTCTTGTATATCTTCTGCAGAAGAAAGATCCGATACTGGACAAATTATAGGAAACAAATTTAATTCTTCACAAGCAGATAGTACTTGAGTTTTATTCCATTTTTCTGGACTTACATGAACTTCTTTTGTAGTAGTAACTGCAATTTTTTCAGCAAGTGATGTTACTTTATCAGTGCCGATCGGAATAGACAATCCAAATGTTTTTAAACTATCAACTTGTTGCAGTAACGGTTTTGTTGCAATATTGCTTTTCCAGTATTCTGCTAAAGATTCAGGAGCATTGTCTACTCCAAGATTTTTTTTGCCTACGTTAACTTTTATGTGTTTAAACTTTCTTTTCTCTTCTCGTATCTCATAAAAGTCGTCAAACATTGTTTTATCTGCAAATTCAAAATCGTATCTTGTTCCAATCAATGTCATGTAATAAGCAACAACATCTGAATATTTCGCAGTCCATTTCTTTGTTTCGCCGTCGTACTTAAAATATCCTGCAGGTAATCCTCGTTTATCCTTAAGGCAACGTATCAATCCAATCATTTTTTCTGAATAAGGAAATCTTATTTCTAACTGATCCTCGTTATTTTCGTTTGTAAATTTTTCTAAAACTTTGGCATAATCAATTTTTCTAAAAGGATCTCTCCATTGAGGGTCATTACATAAGTCGTCTATGCTAATTTTATACTTTTCAAATAGTGTTTTATATCGCTTGATTATCCTCAAACCTAACATGGCTTGTTTTTCTGTCCATGGATATTGAGTGTCAGCAAGTGAGCCTATTGTTTTGCGATCTTTTTCATGAGCATGGAATCCTTCCCAGAAATGTTCGTTATATGCTAATATTTCTATGCATTCTTGAACGGTTTGGGGCATTTTCTGAGTTGATAACATAGTGGTAAATCCTGTTAAATACAGTTATTAACACGAGTATAACACACATGGTAAAAAGGTCAACCGTATAAACATGAATAAAAGAAGAAAAACATTAAAATTTAAAAGACATTTGGAAAAAGTGTTACAGAGACCTAGTGCCAGCACAGAGTTTAATACCAATATGCATTGTATTACTAGTTGGTACGATCACTACAACAGTGCTATTTTTGATAATAAATTACCAAAGTTTGATGATATAAAAATTAAAAGAATAAATGGAGCATTTGGGCAGGTTGTTTATACAGTTTATAAAACAAAACCATGTCACTACACTTTAGAAATGTTACCTAAATATCCTACTAAAAAAATATTTTTAGAAACGTTAGTACACGAAATGATACATTTGTATCAAATGAAATTACGTAATAACACAGGTAATCACAATAAACTATTTTATAGTTTTAAAAACAGACTTAACTACTTGGGTCTACAACTTTCTCGATAAAGTTAGCATAAGACATAATTTTATGATTTGGAAAAGGTATTGTACCTATGTAATCTGGTGGATTGTCATGTACAATAGTAAAGTTACAATCATTTCTTCTTTTGCAAATACTTTTGTATTGCTGTAACCATGGTTCAAAAATTGTATCGCTGTTTCGTTTACCGTAGTTTTCTGTGTCTTGGTATATGTTATTAAGTTCTCCTTTACCGTATTCTCTAAAGTCATATCCTATTAGGTATATGTCTTTATGTCCGTGCATTGTAGCAGTCCAGAAAGCGGCGTTACCTGATATCCAATGAGGGTTATGAGGAATTAAATTCAATTTATATTTTGACCTAGCCATCTCTATTGCAGGTGCATAGCACGTAGTTTTCTCATATACTTTGTCTTTAACAATTTTTTCAGACATAAATCTATCAACACTAAACAAATACGTTGGAATAAAATCTCTATACAGTGCATTACAACCGTAAGTTTGTCCGTTGTTATGCAACCAATTTAAATCTAGTTTGCCTTTTCTTGATGGGCCATTACCTATACAGTATGCCTTTCCTTTTGGAACTGCTTTAACTCTATCCTCGACCCATTCACGCTCTTCAATTTTTTTACCTTGGCGTATTGTCATACGTGCAATTATTTCCTCACCTTCGTATGGTGTCCATGTTATTGGCTCGTCAGGATCCGGTCGTTTACCTATATGAAATACTTGTTTCATTCTATCTCCATTAGTTTATCAAATGCCCAGTTGTTTATTAACCCACTAACTCCTAGGCCGTATTTTTGTTCTTGGTCAATGTCTCTCAAAATTTTATTTACTTTTGCTAATCCTAATCCAGATTTAATTGGAATAATAAGAGCATCAATGCTGTCTTCTTTCATTTTTTTAGTAGCCTGTACTCTGTGCCACCCATCACACAAAACATAGTATCCTGTATCCTTGATCGGTGCAACCAATATTGGATTCAACGGTTCTGATTGTTTTGTTAGTTTGTTAATCCAATCTCGTTTTTCTTTGTTCAACGGTCGCTCTACTCCTAGACCTAATTCTGCTAATGTGATTAATTTATCAATCTTAACGTGTATAGGTTTTATTATTTTTTTATGTACTTTTCTAATAGTCTTTCTCTTATTCTTGCCCATGGTTTTCCTTCTCTAAATTCTTCTGTGAACCATTCTGTATATGCTAACTGATTTGCCCAGTTTTGTCTAGCCGGCATTGCCGGGTGCATGATATCAGATAAGTCTGTATTACCAACATCATGACATAAACTTTTTTCAGATACAAAAACAGGTATACCGTGTATTACTGCCTCCATGGCAGGATTAGAACTATGATTTACAACGGCCCACGTTGAATTTAGTATTTTTTTAAAATCGGTATCGTCGTAAGTTCCCCAATCTCTTTTAGGTAAATTTACTCTAACGTGTTTGTATTTGTGCTCCGGAAAATTATGTACAATATTTCGCGGATGTGGTCTAATAATGATAGGTTTGTCTGTGTACCTACGTATTTCTTCGATACAATGTTTAAAGTAAGATTTTAAGCCTGGATTCTCTCTCCATTGGTGACTGTTGTGATGTTGTCCACAGATCACAATTATATTACCTGTTTGTTTCCATTCTCTAAACTGATGATTAAACAGTGGCCAACGTTTGTCATCGTATGTTTGATTAGCAAAATCTGCCTCTCTGTTGATTCCGTTTATACCCATTTTAAAAGATGAGTTTCTTCGTAACCCACCAACTTCTAAAACTACAACAGGTCTTCCTGTACCTCTAAACTGTTCCCATATTTTTTTATTCTTTTCCATTCGTCCTTGCCAAAGCACAGACCAAATGATAGCGACGTCGCAATTTTTATCTTCATTTATAAAAACTTTTTCACCTTTTGCTTTTAAATGTTCGATAAGTGCCGCAAAAACAGGCCTACCGTTTAAACTAGAATTGTCTGGGTACACTGCAATTCTCATTAATTCCCTTGGGTTCCTTTCGCAACTTTACTGATTATGTCTTCTGCTTGTTTAGGATCAAAACCATTTTTTGCAAATGGATTGTAATTCTCAACAGTTTTCCAATAGTCTTCCTGGCGTGTAGATCTCAAATCAGTTGCTGAACTTTTTCCTTTAACTTTTCTTTTACCCTTCATGTGGTCAACATAGTCTCCGAGTACACTATTGATAAAAATATGATGTCCTTTGGCTCCAGCACCTTTGCCAATATCGACCCCGTCAGTTGGTGCAACTTGTTTTACAACTTGCCAAAAAACATAAGAGTCGTGCCATTCGAGGTGTTTAAATATTGTGTCATTTTTGTATAAGTCGACCCACACATTTATAAATTCTGTAATCTTAGGATGTCTTCTATTGTAAGTTACCCATCCGCATTCTGGATATTTTTCTCCACGTCCTAGATAGTTTACAAGTTTGTCTTCGGGCAACAAATTTAAAACAAAATCTTTTGGAATTGATCTAAATGTATAGGTATCAGCATCTAACCATAACACAACATCAACGTCAATTGTTTTCATTGCATGAGCAACTGCAAATGTTTTATGTGCAAATCTAACTGCGTCCCATAGAAAGGATCCTTTGCCTTTATCGTTTTTTCCTGCTTCTGGAAGTCTTCTTACTCCGCCTTCTATTTCTTCTAACTCTCCGTTTGCAACTGGATCGTTTTTGTGACGTTCTTTAAATGCTAGTAAGTCTGGATTTACTTCTTCTAGATTTACATATTCAATTTTAGGATTTGTGATTGGTGGCAATTCTTTTTCGTAGTATACATATAATTTTACATCCTCAGGCCAATGGTCAATAAAACTTTCAATCATTCTTTTTCCATAAGCCTCCCATCTGTTAGGTGGGAAAGTTGTTACAACCGCTAATGTTCTCATGACGTATTTCCTTTGATAATTATATGTATATTTAATGAAAAATCTAACAGTACAAATTTTTAGAAGAACAGTAAAAGATCGTAGACGGGGCGATTCTTACAAACTATTATACGATTTTGCAGAAGGTGTAAGAGCATCCGGCGATAAAGTTGAAATTGTTAACGAGCATATGACAGGACCAACACAAGACGGCGAAATGAATATTACAGCACCGATTGGGGTTATGTTCGGATATGGTGGAGATAGACAACAACATCACACTAAAGGTAGAAGGTATATGCTTGTTGAGAATGCAAAGAAGAAAGGTAGTGTTGTAGTAACATTTGACGGAGGACTGTGTTCAAGTTTTGGTAATACATCAGGTGTTCCAAATCACAGATATAGAGTTGCACTTTGGACTCCGATGCGTAATGGAAATTTTTTAGCAGATAATTCACCAGACGACAGATGGAAAGAAATGCAACAACTGTTTAATATTGGAAACTACGAATGGCAAAAACCTAATCCAGATGCTCCAATATTATTTGTATTACAACCAAAAGACAACTGGAGTATGAACGAGTTGGATCCCATAGAATGGTTTAATGATGTATACAAAAAATTGAGACCATTAACTAAAAGAAAATTTTTAATACGCCCACACCCTAACAATGTTGCATCAATGGAAGAACGGAGAAACGAGTTTCCACCAGATTGCGAATTAATAATTGGACAAAAACATTTCTCCGGAGATGAGAAAAAGTACTATAGATTCAACTTTCAAGAAGCATTAAATAATTGTCATGCTGTTATTACTCACAATTCTACTGCCAGCGTCGACTCTTGTATTCGTGGAGTCCCTACCTTTGTTACCTCAGATCTTGCAATTTGTTGGCCAGTAGCAAACACTAATTTAGAAGATATCGAAAATCCAAAATACCCAGATAGAACACAATGGCTAAATGACTTAGGTTATATGATGTGGTCGATTGATGAAATAAGATCTGGAAAAGTTTATTCCAGATTCCGTGCTAAAATACTAGAATCTAATTTAATATCATTATAATCATTTAATCTTTTATATTGTTTTTCTTTTGTTGTTTTTGCAATAGGCACAGGTTCTCCCATTACAACTTTGTGATTTAATCCTAATAAATGAGAAAGATTTGGATATACTTTTTTAGCAGTGTGCTTATGTACAATTTCAATAACTCGAGTTTCAGGTAAGCACCATAAAAGATTTACAAGTCCTGCTCCGTGCGTAGCAACTATATGTGTTGCTTCTGCAAATGCTTTCATTTGTTCTAGTATAGGCATTTCTTCTAATCTTAATACTTCATATCCTTTTAAAATTGCAAACACATCATCTTTATTTGCCAACTTTCTAGAGCCAACACCCCTGTCAATAAAAAGTTTTCTATACGGTTTTTCTACGTGTTTGTGTAAAAATCTAGAACGAAGCCAGTTAACAGATTGAGGTAGTACAACACCGTCGTCATGATTACACATAGTAGGTACGTATATGTGTTTAAACTTCCATGTAGAATTTTTTGGCATTACTATAAGTTTTATTTCTGGCACAATATCACTAATAACTTTTTCCATATATTCACTTTTGTGAGGCATAACATACACAAACTCTTTAAATGGTTTGTTTAATCTCTTTTCAATCAATCGCATTTTTGCAATTACATCGATCCATATATGCCATGGATTGTTTCCTGACGAAACGTCTATAGGCAACCAAACATACTTTTGTGTATCGGTAAATTCTCTCGATGGCGGAGGAATATTAATGTCAACATTTTCTCCCCACATAGGATATATTCCTGATCTAGGTCCTAATTTTTTCTTTTGTTTCCATGTTAAAGGCCAAACGTGTTCTGATATTAGTCCACCCATTTTGGTTATTAAGAAAGGCCAAGTATGCACCATACAATCTTCAAATTCAGCAAGATACGTTGGGTTAGTTTTCCAGTTTAAATACTCTTGGGGATAATCAATAACATCAAACTTGTCATGGAAATACTGAATACTTTGAATATTTTTAACTTGCATCATGACAATTATTTAATTATAATATAACTATGCTAACAATTTATGCACCTTTAGAAAATATTGAAAGCAAAGCCTGGGAAGTTTTTGGCGGTGTAATGAAATCTTGGCCTACTGCTTACCAAACATTAGATAATTCAAAAGCAACAGATCCACTTGATAACAGTATGTTTTGGGGATTTGTTAATAATAATCTCCAGTTGGTACATAAGATAGAACATAAAAAACTAAATTACTGGTTTACTGACACTCCTTATTTTGGAAGATTTGACAATAAAAACTTAAAGCCAGACAATCATTGGTGGCGTATGTGTAAAAATAGCATTCATGCAAAATTACTTACAAGTGTTGATTCGGCAAGATTTGATTCGTTTAAAATTAAAGTTAAACCACCAAAAAGATCAGGAAAATATATTCTAGTATGTCCTAGTTCTGCAGGTATTCATATGTATCTTAAACAAACAACATGGCTAGATGATACCATAGCACAAATTAAAAAGCACACAGACCGTCCAATTAAAATAAGAGTAAAGCCACGTGGTAGAGGAACCTCCGGACCTAGTGAAGCAACAGTCTCATTAGAAAAAGATCTAGAGGATGCATGGGCCTGTGTTACTTCGTGTTCTATTAGTGCAATAGAATCAATATGCAACGGAGTTCCTGTTTTTTGTCATGAGAAAAGTTTTGCAAGGCCTGTTGCATCTACAGATTTAAGTAAAATAGAAAGTCCTAATTTTACTGACCCATACCAGTGGTTATGTTCATTAGCATATCAGCAATTTACACCAGAAGAAATTGCAAACGGAACTGCTGTTAATATTATAAAAGAGTACTATGATAGTAAAAGTTAATGATTTTTGGGTGCCAGATAATGACATCCATATAGAAGATTGGAAGTCGGGAAAACCATTTACACAGAATAAATGTTTGCTAAAGTTTAAAGAATGGTGTACGTCTCAACAAAAAAGATTTAGAACAGTAATTGATGTCGGTGCATGGTGTGGAACATGGGCATCTGAAATGTCAGAATTTGCAGGTAGTATTAAAGCATTTGAACCTAACAGTACTAACTTCAAGTGTTTAGAAAGGAATGCAGGTAGATATCCTAATATTAATCCTATGGTTTTTGCTTTAGGTGATAAGGAAGGATTTCTCAGCATGACTAAAGATGATTTTACACAGGCACTAAGGATCGAAGAAAGTCAAGGTAAAATTCCAATTAGAACAATAGATTCTTTTGGATGGACAGATGTTGACTTAATTAAAATTGATGTTGAAGGATACGAAATGAAAGTGTTACATGGTGCAGAAAAAACATTACAAAATACACAATTACTAATGATCGAACTTAACAACAACACAAAAAAATATGGATCAAGCAATACTCAAATAGAAGGTTACCTAAAAGAAATAGGCTTTTATGAGATAATCAACATTTGGCCTGACAAGGTATATTGCCGATAATTATTAAAAATGGCTAAAGTTTTTATAACAGGAGTGGCAGGATTTTTAGGTTCGCACCTAGCAGACCTAATGATATCTCAAGGGCACACAGTTGCTGGTAATGATAATATGATCGGTGGCTATACAGATAATGTGCCACAAGATGTAGAGTTCCATCAAGTAGATTGCACTGATTTAGAAAATCTAACTAAAGCAATGGAAGGATGTGATATTGTATACCACACTGCCGCAACGGCATACGAAGGACTGTCAGTATTTTCTCCTGTGCTGGTTACAAGAAATATATTTGAAGCGTCAGTTACAACTATTACAGCGGCCATAAGGAACAAAGTAAAACGTATTGTATATTGTTCAAGCATGGCAAGATACGGTCATCATGATGAAGTACCGTACAAAGAAACTTACGAATGTCGTCCCCAGGATCCATACGGTATCGCAAAAAAGGCCGGCGAGGATGTATTGAGAAATTTATGCGAAACACACGGAGTTGAGTATGTTATTGCTGTACCACACAACATTGTTGGACCAAGACAGAAGTATGATGATCCATTTAGAAACGTTATGTCTATCATGTTGAACAGAATGTTACAAGGCAAACAACCTATTATATATGGTGATGGCAAACAACAAAGATGCTTCAGTTATATTGACGATTGTCTATATTGCTTAAACGCACTTGCATTTCAGGATAATGTTGTTGGTGAAGTAATCAATATTGGACCGGACGAAGAACCTGTTACTATTAATGAATTAGCAGAAGCCTGTGCAAACGAAACTGGAATAAATTTAGATCCAATACATCATAAAGACAGACCTAAAGAAGTAAAACTAGCAACGTGTTCATCTGACAAGGCAAGAGATTTATTAGGTTACAGTACAGCAACTAATATGCGACAGTCAGTTAAGAAGACAGCAGATTATATTAGATTACGTGGAACAAAAAAGTTTCAGTATCATTTACCTTTAGAAATTATTAATGAACACACTCCAGATACTTGGAAGAATAAATTAATATGATTTCTATCAGTTGTCCATCGCGAGGCAGACCTGAACTAGCAAAAAGAATGATAGATACTGCGTATGATACCGCCGCAGGAGATATAGAATTTTTAATTTATCTCAATGACGACGACCCTACGTTACAAGAATATAAAGACACCATTGATAAAAAACACTACACAGTAGGTCCTAATAGATCTACTTGTTACAGTTGGAACTTGATGGCAGAGAAGGCTAAATTTGATTATGTATTTTTAGCAGGCGACGATATACAATTTAAAACCCAACACTGGGATAAGATTATGACTGACGGATTTAATGATTATCCAGATAAAATTTTAATGGCTATTCCATATGACGGAAAAGAAAAAAATAAACCTAAAAAATTATTACAAGCAACAAAGCCAACACTAATAGGAGATATTCCTTTTTCTTCTCCACATTTTTTAGTACACAAAAATTGGATAGACACATTAGGATATTTTGTACCTCCTTTCTTTTGGCATTGGTACGTAGATACATATACACAAAAAGTTTCCAGGAAACTTAACAGATGTTTATTTTTCCCAAACGTTACAATCAAAGCAAAAAAGGTATTTGATGATACAGGAAAACAAGTCAGGAAACATTTAGATATTAATTTTAGAGATGATTATGTATGGAGCAAAATACAAGAAAGACATCTTAATGCAGATGTTGATGTACTTAAAACATTCATTAAGGAATATAAATGATAGCAGGTATACACACAACTAAACCAAGAACTCAAAGATATGTTGATGCTTTTGTGCAAGGTACCCCGGGATCATTTAAGATGTTTCATTGGAGAGAATTAAATGAGTTACCAAACGAAACTTTAATAATGTATGGAATACTTGCAGGATCAGGTGAGGTATACAAATGGTGCGAAAAAGAAAATAAAGATTTTTACTTCATGGATCATGGTTATTTTACCAATGCTCATGACAAGCCTCATTGGTTAAGAATAACAAAAAATGCACATTGTCAAACCAAATTGTTCAAAAGACCAAACGACCGATATGAGCAATACTTTAAACAAAACATCAAACCATGGCATAAAAAGGGGTCTAAGATCCTCATACTGCCCCCTACAAACGCCATTGCAGACTTCTTTGGTGCTACACACTGGCTAGAAAATACTGTTAAAATACTGCGTGAAAACACGGATAGAGAACTGGTTATTAGAGACAAACCATACAATCCAGGCATTACAAAAGACCATGTAGGAGCAACGATTAAAATGGATATACCAACAAATAAAAGTGCTGGACCTATAGATTGGAATGAATATTTTGCCTGTGTAACATACAACAGTAACACAATGATTGAAAGTTTCACTAATGGTGTTCCGGTGTTTTGTGAACAAGATGTGTGCGGAGCGGCACCTATATCAGAAAGTGATTTGACTAAAATTGAAACACCTGTATACGGAGATCGAATGTCTCTGTTTAGTTCACTTGCTTATAATAATTTTTCTATGGAAGAAATGCGTAACGGTACTGCTTGGCGTTTACTCTCTGACCTCGAGTAATTTAAACAAACGATTTGATTTGTTATTAACCTCAGCAATAATATTAATACTCAGTCTATCGTGTCCTGGATCTTGTCTAGGTGTTACACCATGCACAGATTTATTTGAGTTTAAAAACATTACAAAAGTATTTTCTTTATAAGGAATAGTTTTGTATTCTTTTAGTTTGTGATTGTTTGTTATTTGTCTACCGGTTCCTTCTACAACAGTACTCATTGGTTGTGTATCGTATATCACAAAATCTCCACCTTTTGCTTTATCTCCTCTTTGCCTCATATAAAGTAAACCAGCATATATTTCTACCGGATTATCTATGTGAGGTGTTCTTGTTGTTCCTTTGGTGATAGGTTCATGAATTACGAATTGTGTATCAGTGACTATACCTTCGTTTCCTTCTGTGTGTCTAACTTTTACTTTTTCGTCTTTAATCCAACGTCTTTCATTAAACATACGTAACACTAGATTATAAAACTCTTGCGAAGTATGATACTCAAAAAAGTCTAACCAGCATTGTTTTGCTTCAACTCTTTTAGATTTTATAAAATCGTTTGCTAGTCCTCTGTAAGTGGATCCTTCGACTATTGGAAAATTATCTTTAACTGTCTGTACAGGATAGTTTTCATACAATAATTCATATGTTTTTAGTGGTAAGCAATCTTTGATTATTATGTGAGGATATGGGTCAGTGAAATAATCTGTTGCAGGATTAAATTTTTGTAATACAGAATATATATTCATTACGAACTAAAAAGATTTATTAATTCTTTTTTCCAGTCGTCACCATACTCGCAGTCTCGGTAACCATCAAACCACGGTCCACCTTCTGTGTAGTGTAATATTTTCGGAGTCCCGTCATTGGGTTCTTTGTACCAACCTACTAACCAATTGTATTCTGCAGGCATAGATCCAATTTCATTGTCATCTAACCAACTAAATCTGTGTAGGAATTTTGGTGACTCTTCGTTTAACAATTCTGGTGTTAGTATTTTGTTCTTAGGATGTTCGCAGTTCCAAAGTACCATGCTAGACCAATTTTTTCTTGGGTACACTGTTTGTGTTTGACCATCCATTTTAGTTGTTTCTTTGGGTGTGTAATCATGCTGTACAACTACAACTGCCTTAGATGGATCACAATATTTTACAAGTTCATGGCTTGGAATCTTCCAAAGAAAATCGCAATCACAGAACACTGCCCAACCTTTAAAGTCGTTTAGATAAGGAACAAAAAATCTTGTGAATGTAAATTCTGTTGATGCTAACTTGTCTACAGGACGAGTATACAATCCTTGGTCACGCATTTGTTTTTGTTTTAAAGGAATAACTTCTGCTGATGGATCACGTCTTTTAATTGAGTGTTCGCATACTTGATATGCTATGTCTTCACGACTATCGTGGCCTACGTATATTTTCATCTTGCTATTAATCCGTGTATATCTTTCCAATTATTTACACGGATAATATCAGGATGTTCAAAATCTCGGTTGTATGGGTGGTCGATTAATATAGGCTTTAAACCGTATTTAAGACCTGCTAGTGCGTTGTGAGGTTTGTCCTCAACCCAATATAGTCCAGTATCATGAAACTCCGCTAATGCACCGTCTTTGTCTGCTCCTGTGCCTAGGATATGATAGTTTGTAAACACATGATCGCCAAACAGTTCTCCCATTCTTCTCTTACGTAATTGTTGTGCTGGTATGTCAGATGTCTGTGATGTTATTGGTATAAAGGTCCATCCCTCAGCCGCTAACAATTTTACCCATGTTTGTGATTCCAACATTGGTCTCTGCGTACCCATCCATGCACTTCTATTAAACTCTCTAATTTCTTTCCTTATTTGTTCTTTGGTTACACCAAACCTTTCGGCCATTTCGTATGTGTTTTGTTTGTCTGGAAGTAATCTATGCGGGTGATATCTTGCACCTCTCTCATCGAACAGTGTTCGTTGCAACATCCATTTTGTAAAATGATGTTCCCATTCTAACAGTACACCGTCAACGTCTGTTAATATTATTCTATTTGATTGTGGCATCTTCCATCCCCGCTACTCTGAGTTTAACAATGTTTGTTATTTGCCATTGTTTCTGGTCTAATCCTTTGGTGATGCCTAACCATTGGTTTCTTAATAATGCGAATTCATTAATAATTTTTTCTAAGTCTACAACATCTGCTTCACCATCGACATACTTGTCAGCATCACGTGAAGTTAATGCTCTGTTATAGTTTTCTAAAAACTTTTTAAAAGTCTTAGATCTAAGTCTTCTTTTTTCAATATTTAGATATTCTAGTATTGCTTCTATTTCTTGTAGTTGGTTAAACCTTTGTTCAACAACACCAGGCATTGATGCTGATGCTTTTTCTAAATTACCCCAAATAGAACATTCTTTTCGTGCGTGTTGATATTCTGTTTGATAGTGATTAATACACTCTGGAATGAGTGAGATATCTTTGCTTACTTTAGTATACCAATTCGTCATCGTCATATGAATCCTCTTCGTCATCTTCAAATACATTACCAACTGCTTCTTCTAATTTAGGATCGTAGTCAGATGATGCTTTAAGTTCTTTATCGTCAACACCTATATCTCTTAATGTGTTAATAAAGTCAACTGCTCCGTCTAATTTATTTCTTTCTGGTAGATAGTGTGAAAATGAATTCCATATACGTTCGATATCTTCGTGGGTCATTTCTGCCATTTAGTCTTCCTTTGGTTGTTCAACTGTTTCATTAGTTGCTGTAGATAATTTATCAAAATCAGACATCAACATATCTAATTTATCTCCAGTCCAGGCTTTTCTAAAGTCTAAATGCTCCTTTCCTTTTGAATCAACGTATTTTAATCTGTTTCCTTGCTGTGTTAATACACCTTTCTTTTCAAAAAGATCTACTAATCCACTGTATGGATCCATACCAGTGTCATAAGGAATTTTAACTTGTACTGCTTCAAACGGTTTAGCATATCTTGTTTTCATTACCTTACAACCTGCTCTAATACCTCTCACATCTGTAACTTTGTTGCCTTTTTCGTCCTCTTTTAATTTCAATTTTTTCATTGCGACAACAATACTTGATGCATAGATAAATCCTTGTCCTCCTGATATTTTATCATCTGGATCAAACATATCTTGTGATGCGTATGTGTGATTGGTTGCTATAAGTCCTACATTCCAACTACCAAACATATTAACACAGTTTCTTACAAGTGCCGTCAATGCCTTGGGTTTTCTACCTAAGTCACCTTTCATTTCACCTGCTTCAAACTGATTTACATCTGTTGGAGTAAGCATCATACCTAACGAATCAATTACAAATAATACTTTTGGAGCATCTTCTTTGTTGTCTGCGTGTTGATCTTTGTAGCCTTTCATAAACTCCGAAATAGTTTTTGCTACATCATCTACCATGGATAAACTTAATTTTAAAAGTTTATCTTCTGATGTGTCTACTTTTAATGCTTGTAACCATGCTTCGTCTAATGCATTTTCAGAATCAATTAATATAACAAATATACCTTGTTCCTGTGCATTTTTAATTACATTGCCTGAAGCAATATACGATTTACCTGCCCCGGATTCTCCAGCAAGTACTGTTACTTTACCTAGTGGTATACCTTTGTTAAAGTCACCAGTCATCAAATAGTTTAATGCGTAATTTCCTGTGCTTATCCAATCTGTAGGATCGCTAAATCCTATACCTAATCCTTGTATAGATTTTGTAATACTTTTTCTAAATTTTGTTGCGTCGAATACTTTTGTCATCTTTATCCCTTATATTAACATACTAGACCCTGACCGTCAATTGAAAATCAGGGTCTGGTAATTTTTTATATTATTGACTTTGTCTGCTTCTTATCAGTTTCAAGATATCTTCTGCTCTTTTGGCACTATCTCCGTTTGGAGTAGCCTCTGGAGTAAGATTTGTTCCTGGCGCTGGTGCGACTGGCTCTGGAGTAACAGTAGTTTGTGCTACTGCTTCTGTTACAGGTGCCGTTACTGGTGCCGCTGTTGCCGGTTCACTTGCTACTGGTGTAGATACTCTAGGTGCAGAAGTTCCTGCAGGTCTAAAATATTGACCGTATTTCTCAAGATCATAAGCCTCTCCATCAACAGATTTTTCAAATAATTCTTTAATTATTTTTACTTCTGCTTCGGTTGGTTCTTTAGGTCTATAGTCTGATAGGTTATGTAAACCATGTGTTTCGATTGCGGCTCTCTCTGCCTCATCTAATGCACGTTCTCTTCTTGACCATTTTGATGTTGAGTAGTCAGCATATCCACCTTTAGAAGTTTTAGTGATTCTAAAGTCTACGCCTTTAACAGAATCAGTTGGTAACTCTTCCATTTCTGGATCAAGTAACGCACTTCTGATGATGTTAAAGATTTGAGGACCAATTATAAATCTTCGAATTGGATTCTCAGGTGGAGTGTCTTCGTTTAGGGGATTCGTTGTAACAAAACCTTGGAAAATATAACTTTTCTTTTTCCAATATTTTCTACCCATGTCTTCCATGCTCTTGTCTTT